AGATAACCTAGGAATTAATTATGACAATGGAGAATCAGTATATGCTGGATTATATACACTATATGAGGAGATAGTTTGGTTCTATCCAAAATCAGGTAGTGACAATGTTGATAGATGTGTAACCTACAATTATCAAAGTGGGGTTTGGACGACAGGTTCTTTAGCAAGAACTACCTATGTAGATGCTAATCTATACGATCATCCTTATGCAACTGAATTTAATTCTACAGGCACTCCGACCTTTCCAACTATTCAAGGTGTAACAAATAGCAATGGGTCTACAATATATTACGCACATGAAAAAGGTGTGAATCAAGTAGATGCTACAGGAGCAAAAACAGCAATTCCTGCTTTTATACAATCAGGTGATTTTGATTTAAACATAGGAGGCGATGGCCAATTTTTTATGAGTATGAGAAGATTTATTCCAGATTTTAAAGTTTTGACAGGTGATGCAAGAGTAACAATTAATCTTAGAAGTTTTCCAACGGACACCGCAACCTCATCACCCTTGGGTCCGTTTACAATTAATAACACAACAAACAAAGTTGACACCAGAGCTAGAACAAGATTTGCAAGTTTAAAAATAGAAAACACATCTACTGATCAAAGTTGGCGTTATGGGACTTTTAGAGCAGATATTCAACCAGACGGAATGAGGGGATAATGGAAAATGAATTAGGTTTTGGTATGCAACCCTTGGGTATTGCTGCATTTGCTCCACCAGAACAACAACTTCCTGACATGAGAGATGTTATTGGAACAGCCGTAACTAATATGGCAAAACAAAAAGCAATAGATGTGGCTGCAAGTAAACTTGGTTTACCTGCATTAGGCAAAGCACTCGGATTGAGTTCAACTCTCACCGGCCCTTTAGGTTTTGGTTTTTTAGGTCCAGTTGGTTTAGGCATTGGTGCTTTATCAGGATTTAACAATCGTCTTCAAACAAGTACTTTTGGAAGATCAAAAACTATAGCTGATTATTTACAAGCAAAAAGAACAGAGAAAGCAATAAGAAGAGAACAGACAAGAGACTTACAAGACAGAATAAACAAAGGACAATTTGGAACTGTTACCACAAGAGATGCTTATAGAGGAGGCCAATATAGTGGAGGTGACGGTCAAGGTGGTAGCGGAGGTAATGCAAGCACGGGTTCTTCCGCTGAACGAGGAGCAGCTTTACATGGCTAGAGTAGACATTGTAATACCTGAACCCTCTGTTGAATATACAGAAGAAAACCAAAGACAGATAAATCAGTCTTTACGAACGATGCAAGATAAGTTAAATACAACTTATCAACAAGAAATTAAAAATGAACAGGATACGTTTAATTACTTTTTATCATGACAATACAATATAAAAACGCAGGCATAAATTTATCCACAACAGACACAACCGATATATTGACATCACCGACTAATGCAAGATGTTTGATAAAGCAGATACAGATCGATAACACATCTGGGAGTCCTGTCAATTTATCTGTGCAGGTTACTGATTCCTCTGCCACTGCAACTTTTAGGATAAGCGGTAATCCCATTGCAGCAAATACAACCAAAGACATTATTGATAAAACATTAGTGCTTGAGGAGGGTGATGTTTTGAAAATGACCGCTGGCACTGCTAACGAGATACAAGGGATTGTAAGCTATGCGCAGATAGATAGATCTCAGGAAAATGGCTAGACAAAAATTTGTACATTACGTCCCGAGGCCTAAGCCTAGAAAAAGACCCAGAAGACATAAAAAAAGTCTTTCAAAATCCGAAAAAAGATCATATAAGAAATATAACAGACAAGGAAGAGCATGAAAGATCTACCAAAGATACCTGCAGAGGCAAAAGAAATAATTAAGAATAAGAGGACCGGTAAGGTATATAACAGCAAAGCAGAATTCGATGCAGATGTAGCAGATCCAAATACAGATACAACTAATGATGATTTTAGACAAGATTTAGAAATTAAAGTTACTCGTGTAAATATAGAAGCACATACAAAAAAATAATGAAACCTAGAGGTGCTACAGAATTACAAATGGAACTACTCCATAAGCACGTTCCTAATGAATTATTAGATAAAGCACAAATTTGTACTTCTATACCAGGAAAAGTTCCGTTAGATCCAAACAAACTTAATATTCTTTGGCAAAAAAATTCTTGGGACCAACCAAACTTACAAAACTTTTTTAGAAACAAAAAAAGACATGATGAGTATGATTGGTACGTTTTCAATTCACATTGGAACTTTGAAAAGTTTAGATATTTTTTTCAATTACCTGAAGACAAATGTATGGTTATAAAAAATGGTGTTGATCATTTTCCAAAAAGAAAAATATACAAACGTGGTGAACCTATAAAAATTATACATCATTGTACACCTTGGAGAGGTTTAAATGTTTTATTATTAGCAATGCAGTATGTTCAGAGTAAAAATGTAACTTTAGACGTATATAGTTCTAATCAAATTTATGGAAGTGAGTTTTCGGAAAAAGCTAATAGCGACACAGCAGCTTTGTTTGATCAAGCAAAAAAACTACCTAATGTAAATTACATAGGATACAAACCTAATGAATACATATTAGAACATATGACAGACTATGATCTATTTGTATATCCATCTATTTTTGAAGAAACATTTTGTGCTTCAGCTTTAGAGGCTATGGCATCTGGTTTGCATGTAATTACAACGAACTTTGGAGCATTACCAGAAACTTGTGCGGAATGGCCTGTATATGTTAATTACACAAAAAATTTAGAACTATTAGCCGTCAGCATTGCAGGCGCAATAGATGTATGTGCAGGGTATTTACATACGGATACAATTCAAAATCATTTAGAAGAACAACAAAAATATTACAAAAGATTTTATAGTTGGGATAAAAAAGCTATGGAATGGCAAAATTTTTTGAAAGGGGCATTACGTGTCAAACAATAAGTATATAAATGAAGATACATACCAAACACTGCATGAAGTAAATATTGAAGTGCAATCAGATTATGAAAAGGCTGTTGAACCATTATGGAAAGAAAAAACAGAGCAATACAAAAAATTTGAGGTATTTGTTGCTACTCCTGTTCATAGTGAAGTTTCTATACATTACACACAAGCTTTAATAGAATTTCAACAAGAATGTTTTAAACAAAAATTAAAAGTATCCTTTCATTTAGTTAAATCATCTTTAGTTACACAAGGTAGAAATCTTTCTGTTGCTGGTTTTTTAGAATCAAAAGCTACACATTTATTGTTCATAGATTCTGATATTTATTTTCAAGGTAAATCTATATTTAGTATGTTAAAATTAGATAAACCCATAATATCTGTGCCATATCCATTAAAAGCACTTATGTGGGATAAAGCTTTTGAAAAAATGAAAAAAGGTTTAATTAAATCACCTGATGATATTAGACGTGCACTGCACTCTTATCCAATGAAAGTGCCCAATCCAGAAAACATAAAAGTAGACAAAGGAGTCATAGAAGTAACTGATTCACCAACTGGATGTATGTTAATCAAAAGAGAAGTTATAGAGAAAATGATTGACAAATATCCTGACAAAAAAATAGTACAAAAGACAGTTATCAATGGACAATATGTTGATAAGCCTAATATGTGGAACTTTTTTGATACACTACATGACCCAAAAGAGAAGACCTATAACGGTGAGGATTTCGCTTTCTGTAAGCTTTGGAGGGACTTAGGTGGTAAATGTTATGCCTATATCAATGATTCCATAGTTCATGTGGGTGAACACCAATATCAAGGTAAGTTTTACGATGAGTTGATATCAACCAAGTAAAATGGTAATATTATATATTTAAGATCTTAAAAGGAGAATTTTATAAATGCTACAATTTTTACCCTACGCATTAGCTGCTTACGGAGGTTATCAAGGTTACAGGCAAGCTAAAGATGCAGGGGCTTCAGGTATTGGTAGATTATTAGGGACTGCAGGTGGGGCTTATACTGGTTATAATTTAGGACAAGCAGGTGGATTTGCAGCAAGAGCAGGTTTTCAACAACCACAATTTTTAAGTAGATTTCCAGGATTTGGTAGAGAAACAAGACCAGGTGCATTTCAATTACCTCCAGGAGGAGGCAGAGACCCAAGTAAACAGTTTGGTATGCCAACAGGAACATCATTACCTTCAGCAAATCCAGGAGATGTGCCAACAAGATCAATTAGTGATCTTTTATTAAGAAAGAAAGGATCAGAAGATTATGATCCAATTAAAATATCAGCACTTGCAGGAGGAATTCCTTTTTTATTAGGTGCTTTCGACCAAGGGCCAACGGACATTTATCAGCCAACTTATAATGTTGGCTATGCAGACTTTGCAGCACAAAGACCAGGATTTAAATATATAGACCCTACAACGGGACAAGAAAAAGAATATGAAAGTGTTTACATTCCTGAAGCTGATGCGAAGAATCGAGGTGATTTTAGAATGGGTCCATATGCAATGGAAAGAACAAGATTAAAAACAGGTGGCTTAGCAGAGATAAAAAAATTTAATGAAGGTGGTATTAATTATCTACCATCAAAAGTTTCCCATGATGAAAACGATGCAAATAATTATGTACGTGCACATGGATATGTAGAGGACGGATCTGGAAACGGAGACAAAGACGAAGATACGATGTTAGCTCAATTAGCAGACGGTGAGTTTGTAACAAGAGCAGACGGTGTATTAGGTGCTGGAATCATAGCTGGAGCAAATCCAAATAGTATGAAGGATATGAGAGAAAAGGGTGCAGCTTACTTCTATGATCAGCAAAAAAGATACAAAAGAGTATTTGATTTATTGAAGGAGAAAAATGGCGACAGCACACAAAAAAATTAAACCTTTAGTTAGTATAATTCCTATTGAACCTAAAGATATTGAAAGATTTTGGCCTTTAATTGAATTTATGGTTGCTGAGGCTTTAGCTTTCTCAGGTAAGTATGCAGATCCTGAGTGGGTATTTAGAGAATTAAAAAAAGATGTAATGCAGTGTTGGCTCATGTTTGGATCTGATGAGTCTGAAGAAAATAAAGTATTTGGTGTTACAATCGGAAGAATTGCTGAATTACCTAATTACAGACAATATGAAATAATAATCTGTACTGGTAAAAGAAGAGAATTATGGGAACATAATCTTGTAAAAGATATAACTAATTTTGCAAAACATAATAATTGTAAAAGACTAAGTATAATGGCCAGACCTGGTTGGGAGAGAATATCAAAACAATGGGGCTGGAAAAAGAAACATGTTCAACTAGAGAAATGGATTTAATATGAGTTTTTTTGGAGGAGGAAGATCATCACAGCCAGCACCACCATCTGCTCAAACACAATTTGTTAGAGAGGCGCCTGGTATAGAGGAAAGAAAAATTGAATTAATGGACATTGCAAGACAGATTGCACAACAACCTATCAATCTTCCTGCAGTTCAAGCAGCTCCCACTAGTGGTTTAGAACAATTAGGATTTACTCAAGCTGGAACAACGGGTGTAGGTGCTCCAACAGTTCAACAAGGTATTGCTCAAATTCAAGCTGCTGCAGCCCCTGTAGGTCAAGCTCAAATAAATCAATTCTTAAATCCTTTTCAATCTGCTGTTACAGATGAGATAGCAAGACAGGGTCAAATAATGCAAAACCAATTAGCTGCACAAGCAGTTCAATCCGGTAACTTTGGTGGTGCAAGAGAAGGTGTTCAACAAGCAGAATTACAAGGTAGAACTCTTGAAGCTATGGGTAGAGCAAATGCAATGGGATTTGGTCAAGCTTTAGGTGCAGCACAAAGACAACAACAAGTCGGGTTAGCTGCAGGTCAACAATTAGGAAATCTAGGTGCTGGTCAACAACAAATGGCTGCTAGAGACATTCAAACATTGTTAGGCGCAGGTGGTGTTCAAAGACAACTTGCACAACAAGCGTTAGATGCACAAAGAGCAACAACATTACAGCAACAATATGAACCTTATCAAAGAGCTGAATTCTTAGCTAACCTTTACGCTGCAGGACCTAAAACTCAATCAGGAGTTACTATTGGCACACAACCAACTACAAGTCCTTTAGCTCAAGCAGTGGGCACGGGTATAGGAGCATTTACAGCTTATCAAGGCTTACAACCAGGAGCGTAAATGTCTATAAATAAAATTTTAAATAGACCGTTGTTTAGAAAAGAGGCTTTACGTAAAGGTCATCTAAAACCTATAAGTAAACAAGTGGGTGGAGAAATAAGA